TTAATACCTAAATTAACTTTAGGGCTAGTTAAAGTTGAAGTGGCAATTGTTGCGCCGTTAATGGTTGGGCTAGTTAAAGTTTTATTAGTAAATGTTTGCGCCGTGCTTAAATCTGCGGTAATTGCTGTATTAATAGCAAGAGAAACTGCGCCAGATGAACCGCCACCGCTTAATCCGTTACCAGCAGTAACGCTTGAAATATCTCCGCTTTCTGGAATATTTGTAGTTACTAAAACGCGTGTATCGGTAATATTGCCGCTATTAATAGATAACGCACCAGCCGCAACCGCAACTGTTGCTAAAGAAATAGAGTTTGCTGGTAAAGAAGGCGCAACTGGCGAACCAGCAGGAGTTCCAGCAACAACTTGTAATACTACGTTATTTGACGAACCTGTATAAAAGGAATCATTTACCGTCATACAAACTAAATCAATACGTGGATTTGTTACGTCTGCGGTAGTAATTGTTAAAGTTACTTGCGCGTCATTGTAACCAACATAAGTTCCCATATTTGCTTGCGTTGTTCCAACAATTGCCGCCCAACCGCTAGCAACGCGAACGCTCATACCGACAGGTGAATTTGCCGTAACCGCCAAAGAAGTTGAATTAATAATTCCTGTGGTAGCCCAAAGTGCTTGCGTAGTTAAGCGGTCATTTTCCGCAGGGTGAGAACCATTTTGTAACCACGAAGGCGGTGTGCGTAGCGTCATTTATTCTCCTATACGAAAGCAGAGTTCCACGTTACCGTAGCACTCGTAACATTTACAAGTGTAGTTCCTGCGTCACCTGTTAAATAAAACAAATTATTGCCCGGTTCTGCCCAAAACCACTCACCAGAAATAAGAAGATTACGAGCAGGTTGTCCGTTCAATGTAATAAGTTTATTGTATAAATCAATAACAAGTAGGTCAGTATCGGCGTATGTCCCTGTAAAATTTAAGGCATATCCCTGAGTTTGATTACCAAGAACAGGGTCAGTAATTGGTCCGTTAAGCGTTATAGTCGGATAAGCATTTGCCCAACCGTTATTTGTAATAGTAGTAGTAATAAGAACCGAACCGCCACCATAAGTTAAGTTATAAGTGCGGTTATAAACGCGACCAGTAGGCGGTGTATAAGCCAGTAAAGCCGTTTGTTCGTTATTACTAAAATACGCTGGGTTAGGGCAAAAAAACTCTACTTGCGCAGTTATATATCCGTATGTGTAATTAGGGTCAACAACAGATGTAAATAAACGAACACGAGCGTCAATATATTGCGTATCGTTTGGCGGTAATAAAAAATATAACGGCGTTGTACCGCTAGTTTGTGGTAATAGAAAACGTTGAAGAGTATTAAAGTTAGTTTGAGCCGAATTTGTTCCATCACCGAATACGTTAAATGTAATGGTAATACTACGACCTGAATAAAAATCTCTACCCGAAAACATACCATCGGCATATCCTCGGTTATCATCTTGCGTTCTAAGTGATGGAACGCCTTCTAATCCAACAACGCTAAGAATTTGATATGGCGAATTATTACCACCAAACGTTAAACCGCCAAATGAAAACGAATAAGGTTGCGTTAAAGTAATTGTCATAACATTCTCATTCCTGACGAACCACCTGCTCTAGTTGCGGCGGCTGGAACAGGTTTTGGCGCAACTGTTACTGTTGAACCAAGTTTAATTGCCGCAATAGTTTTTTCGTGAACATCATAAGCATCAACTTTGGTGGCAGTAAAGTTTTGCGTAATATTAAGTGCCGCCATAGAACGTTCCTCGCCAGCGCGCCAACTGGCAACGCTTCCGTCTGCTGGTACGGCTCTAGCAATACTTGTAATAGGAACGTAAGGTAAAGTTGTTTTAGACGGAGTTGTGGTTGAACCGCCACCGCCACCGCCACCAACTGCCGCAGAAGCCTGTGCTGCCGCCATAGCCGCTTGTAATTGAGCAATAGCCGCAATTGTAGAAGCAATAGCACCTTTTATTTTGCCTAGTTTTTCATCAAATTCTTTGGCTATTTCGTTTAACGTATCAGAAAGTTCTTTTTGTGCTTCCGCAGTTGCCTCTGCCAAATCTTTGGCGGCTTCGGCTAATGCGTCATTTAAATCTTTATTTATTTCAGCAATACGTGTTTGAAATTCTTTATTAATAGTAGTAAGTGCTTCGGTTAAATCTGCTTGCGCTGACGCTAAGGCTTCGTCACGTGTTTTTTCTGCTTCGGTCATTTGCGCTGTAAATTCGCGGTTAATTTCCGCTTGCGCCGCCATATAATCTGACGCTTGTTCGGCAAGAAATATTTGTAAATCGTTTTGGGCTTCACGATAAGCCTTGTTAAGTTCATCAGTAGCAAGATTTGCGCCACGGTTCATAATTGTTGCTAATTGGTCTAAACCATTATCAGTTTGGTTTTCCATAGCACGGAAAGTTGCTTGTAACTCTTTAATAGTTTCTGGCGTTGCTTTCAAAATGCTATCGGCAAGTTCAGTTCCTACTTCGGGTCCAGCCGATACAACTTGTTCAATAAACGTTTGACTAAATCCAGCCGCCGCTAATTCAGAAGCCTTAGCCGCTAAACGGCGAGCGCCAGCAAGTTTGTTTTTAAGTGCGTCTAATAACCCTTCCGCACTTGCCGTTCCAGCCTCAACTAAACCTTTGAATAAATCTGTAACGCTAAATGAAGTTCCTTGTTTATATGCGTTACGTAATCTATCAATGCTTTGATTAACAATATCTTGTAATTTTTGCGCGTTTGCTTTATAGATTTCAGCCACTTTTGCGGCGTTATCTTTTTCAAGTTTAGCCAAATCTTCGGCACGTTTAGTATTAAGTTTGCCCATTGTTTCGTTAAACGTTTTTTGAGCCGCTTGGGTTTTCTTTCGGTATTCTTCATTAGCCTTAGTAATATCGTCATTTTTCTTTTGTTCGGCTTTAATGGTTTCTTCTGCGGCTTTTGCGTTTGCGTTGGCAACTGCTTCGTTATATTTCTTATTAGCCTTAACCATTTGTTCTTGATATTTATTTTGCGCGTCAGCAATTTTTTCGTTAAGGTCCTTGACGATTTTCATATAATCTTCGTTTTGCTTTTTAATTTCTTTTTCGGCAGCAATTTGTTCTTTAGTCTTACCGCCACCTGCTTTACCGCCGCCTTTTTTATTGCCAAAATCAGGCACTTCAATACCTTTACCGCCACCAATTTTGATGGGTTTATTTAACTTATCAAGATTAGCCGCTAACTCTTTAGCCTTCTTTGACGCGCCATCAGCCAAATCGGAAACGCCGTCTAATCCTTTATTAAGAATATCTAATCCAGCCTTAGCAAATTTACCTACGCCCGGAAGTTTGGATAACGCAGAAAGTAATGCTTTAAGAGGAGCAAATAATATTTTTAATATTGCTTCTCCTACTTTACCGATAATAGGAATAATTGAAGCAAACGCCATTAAACCTGCTTTACCAACCGATATAACCGCTTTACGGAAAGTTTCAGATTTATTCCAAAGCATTACAAATGCGCCAATAAGTAACGTTGCGGCAGTAAATATTAAACCGATAGGGTTTGCCTTCATAACAGTATTAAGTGCTTTAAATTGTCCAGTAAGAAGCAAGGTGGCAAGTTTTTGCGCTTTAGTAACAACTGTCCAAGCCTTAGTTAGCGCAATAGATACTTTAACGCCAATATTGTAAGCGGCTAATGCGGCAGTAATTGTTATAACTACGCCAGCAAGTATTTTAAATACTTCTGCGTTACGTTGAACAAATACAATGGCTTTTTGTAGCGTATCTACCATTGATTTTAAATACGGCAATATAACCGCGCCTATGGTATCGGCTACGTTTGATATTTGTTCTTTTAATACGACTAATTGACCTGAGAATGTTTTTGTATAAGCAACAGCCTGTCCACCGATTTTGTCGTTTAATTCGTCAAACGCTTTAGCAATTGCTTCGTTTTTAGGTAATGTTTCATCTAGCGTTATACCCATTTCTTTAAACGCTTTAGCATTACCCATACTTGCTTTACCAAGTATTGAAGCGGCGGAAGCCAAATCTATATTTCTAGCACGTGCTAAATTAGCAGAAGTAGCAAGAAGTGCTTGCGATTTATCTAAATCATTTGTAGTAGATAATAAACGATTTAATGCCGTAGCAGTTTCATCTCCGCCAAAACCTAATTTTGAATAAGCACCATCTAATTCACCAACCAAATCTCTATTGGCTTTGATATTAATACCTAAATTACTTAACGTTTGACCTAATTTGGTAAATGCTTTTTCATCTTCTATAACGCCTTTAACGCCTATTGCGGCAAATGCGGCAAATGCTGTTCCCATACCGATTAAAGCCGCAGTTGCGACACGGCTGGTTTTTTCCATTTTGCTAACGCTACCGCCAGCCTTTTCGGCTTGACCTTCCATCTTTTCTAACTCTTTATTTACCTCGCCAAATTTAGCAATTGCTTGGTCGGCAATAGCCTTAATTTCAAATATCGCAGGTGGGAGAAAACCAGCCATTATCTACCGCCTATGGCAAGGTTCTTACGAACAATATTAGGCGCAAGCACTTGAAACTTTTTAAAGGCAGGTGCCATATATGGGAAACCGCGCATAGCAGTAGTTCCTTTCCAAGAGCGTGGCGCAAAATTACCACCTAATTCTACCGCGCGACCATAAATAATTGTTGGTCCGACAATGGCTTCATACTTAGCAAAACCTTTTGTTATTTTTTCACCACGAATTGAACGCCGTAAATTACCTGTTCTATTCATAGGTGGTTGTCCAGCCGTTGCCTTTTCGCCTTTCGGTCTGCGCCCTTGAATTTCTTCTTTAGATAATTGAATTAATACCATCATCATTTCGTCACGAGCGTTACGCGCACCTTCGTCAATAGATTTCGTGGCTTTAGTAACGCTTTCTCTAACTAATTTCAGATTTGACGTTATCACTTTCCACCTTTTTCACTATTGCTGAAATATGAACCAACCAGTCCACAAGTGCGGCTGGCTGTTCATCTACTTGCGCAGGTGTCCAGCCAAACTCTTTTGCTAACAGAAAATAGAACCATTGTTCATCTGGATAACTAAAGGCTTCGTGGCGTTCGCCGCCTTCAAGTAACCATTTTAAACGTTGGAGTTGCCGAAAGGGCTATCAACGTCTTTCGTGGTTTCTTCGTTTTCTGCTAAGGCTGGGAACAAAACTTTTTGTGCCTCTTTAGTTTGTTCTGTTAGAAAATCGTAATCCGCCATTTCCATTTCATCTAAAACAGAAATTTTGACCGAAGGAATTGGTAATTCCAAATCCCAACTATCAACCATTATGGCAATAAGTCCATCAGTTAGCGATAACGCTTGCATAATGCCTTGTTCAGCACTTGCCGCGTTAGCATAAACTTTTTTGCGGTCTTTTACCTTTAGTTCCTTTGGGTCTTTTAGAGTTACCTTTGCCTTGCTTACTGGTAAAACTACTTCTTTCTTAGCCATTTTATTTCCTTCCGTAGTTGCCTTCCGATTTATTTAAATAAGGTGTTGAGGGGTGGGAGTAGGGGAAGGCGACCTACTCAACCAACCCCCTCAACACTTCTGTTCTGGCTATGCGTAAGTGCCAGAAGCCTTTGCGTTTTGTAGAACCCACTTAATAGGAGCAAATCCGCCAGTTGAACCAGCGTCAGTTGTATTTCCTTGTCCGTTTAGTTCTACTGTTACGGATACAAAATCGTCACCACGTTCAATTGCGGCGGCGGTATAAGCACCCTTAGTAATTGTTGCTTGAATTTGAACAGCACTTGCGCCAGCGCCGTATGCCCAGTTAAGAACAATTGCTGGTTGTGTATTAGTTAAATAACGTGTTAGTTCAGCGTCAGAAGTCATAATAAACTTAACTGTTCCAGTTACTTCAAGTGGTCCAAGAAATACTTGAAATGGGTCTTGTGTCTGACTAATGCCGTAAATAGGTGTAACGGCACGTGTCATATCAATATTTCCTTCCATTGAATATGAAACTGCTGAACCACCGATAGATACAGTTCCTTGCCATACAGGAGTTGGCAATACTGTGCTAAATGATGGTGTTGGGTCAGTTGTTGTGCTTGAAGAAAAACCTGTGGTCTTTGTATCAAATTCCAACATTCCGTCAGCGTTAAACTTCAATGAGAAATCAGAAAATTGGCAACCTGGAAATCTACGAACATTTACCGCATAAAAATCGGTTAGTGTATAAGAAATTGGTTGTGTATCTGTTCCAGATGTTAATGAATTTTTCAATGAAATTGTGTGCGTATAAGGTGCGCTTGCGCCAGATGTGGCAACCGAGCCCATAATTCCTGCTATTGAATATCCAATTGTGTCGGCAAATACTGCGCCGCCGTAATCAAATGTGGAACGTTTTCTGCCCGGAATATAGTTGTAATTAACTACATTAGAACCGCGCAAACCAGTATCGTATAGTGGGTCAATAACATCTACTGGTTTTAAACTGTCTTTTGCTACTGGTATGAAATCGGTTGGTGCTACTGCTGTTCCTTTTGTGGCTTCTTTGGCGATACCCACATAAGAACGCACCGAGGCTTGTACGGTCATTATTCACTCTCCTGCTTTTCTGCCAAAGGCGTTGCTGTGGCTGGTTTAATTGCTGATTTAGCCGCGCCAACTGGAATAACATCTGGTGCGCTAAAGTTATCAGGCGCTTCAAATTCTTCGTTTGGTTTGACTAAAACTCCAAGCGAAGGGAACACGCGCTCATCTGTTCCGTTATATTTATATTTCATTTGTTCTCCTTATGCTTGTACCATCTCGGTTACGTCAAACTGAAGTTCCGCAAACGTTTCCGTTGCGCCCTCTTCCGTTGTGGCAGGTTCGCCGTAGGTCGCGCTAATAATAGGTTCTGCTCCTTGCCAAACTAAAGTGCCGCTTTCGTCACCAAAGGTATGGTCAGAGCGTAACCTAGTCTTAATATTATCAACAAGTGTATCAAAATCCAGCATAGCGTCGGTAGCGTTGCGTTGTAGGCTGTGGTGATAAATCTGTAATATAACGGAATAATCAACACGCTTCCAGCCGTTATGTGCGCCACCGATAGCAAGGCGTGTTTCGTTTTCACTCTGGATAAAAATAACTACCGCAGAACGGCTTAATTGACCGGGCTGACTATTAACTTGAAAATTAATACGCTTTGGAAAAGAAATTAAAACTTGATTTAACGTAGGTATTTGTGGATTTGATAGAAATTTGAATAACGTATCCCGAATTCCAGCGCGACCTGCCATTAACGCACTCTCCGATAAAGACTAACCATTTCAAGTGCCATAGCAATATCTCCGCCATAACGTTGAGCCGCTTCAATGTTAGTAGTAGGTGTATAAGTAATATTCATAGTTAAAGAGTTATCGCCACGAACCTTTAAAAACGCGGTAGCAACGAGAATAGCGGCTTGCTTTATCGCAGTAGGTAAGTTACCAAAGGTCACGCCAGCCGCGTGGCTATACGTTAAGGCAGACGTTAGAGGAACAGTTGTTGAACCATAAACGTAGTTACTTGCCACGTAAATAGTTTCAGATTTTGCGCCATCATAAATACGATACATACTGCCAGCAGTAATACCAGTTGCGTTAGATACCACCATTGAACTTTGTCCAGCAGTTGCGGTGGCGATAGCGTTATTAACATAACCTGACGTGTAATTATATTTGGTAAAAATTTGATATTTATTAGAACCAGCACCGCCAAAAGAAAGCGGACCTTGCGAAGAATAAGTTAGTGATAATTGACTAATTGGAATAATAATTTGTTGTTCTTCAAACCAGCAGGTTGAAGGGTCGGTAAGCGTTACTAAATTATTTGGGTCAGCGCCATATTCAAAACTTTGTAACGAAATAATCGGATATTGATATGGGTGGAGTTCAATATAACCTTGCGGTGTAAATCTTGTGCGTTGCGTTTCTGTGCGTGAAGAAGCCACTAAATTTTGATTTAAATATTCGTCAAGAAAAGATGAAGCACGAAGTATTACGCGCGCTAATTCAGCGTCTTGTGCCTCTGCGTTACCGCCTACAACTAAGTTATCGTAATCAATAGCAGTAGGAGCATTTTTATATTCGGCAACTGTTATATATGGATACTCATTAAACGTTAATGCTGTTACGCCTGTTGCCATTAGTCGCCATCTTTCATAATTCGTTCGTTCTCATATCCGCAACGAGAACACTTTTTAAACCAACTACCAAAACCGCAAGAGTTACAAGGATATCCTTCGCCCACTATTACTCCGCTAGTGCTTGCTTCTCCTAAACCTTCTTCTTTCATTTGTTTTGCGTGTTTTGAATTATCTACGTGGATTAATCCATCACGCCCTGCTTTATAAACCTTAGTGCCGCGTTCAGTTCTAACAGCAACTTCTTTTAAACCTGTTGGCGGTATCATCTTTGGCATATAGCCCCCCTTTTTAGTTAAGTTGTGGTGCGCCCACTATTTGACGCACCACAACTTATTTACTAACTACGCGTTTACAATTCCTGAAACTGCGCCGTTCCAAGCAGGAGCGGTGCAGAAGAATGTTCCACGGAAGTAAGTGCTGAACTCATAAGCAAACTGAGTTACAGGCCATTGGATACCCATATAGTCCTGAACCATAAAGTTTGCCCATACATCAGAAACTTCTGTGTCTGGAATTGGAAGTGTGTAGGAAAGAACAGGCGATACGCCTTGTGGTAGCCAAGGGTGAACCGTTAGCGGAACCATCTTTCCAGTTACTTCGTTGTATAGCGCGCCAATTGTTGCGCCACCTACGTAATCTCCAGCCTCGGTTTGAGTTAGAGTCAAGCGGTAGTTTGCGGTTGAACCGTTCTTAATTGAATCAGAGAGTTGCTTGCGGTCTGCGCCGTTAATCAAAATCTCATCTGGGTCAGCCTTTACGCTGTTGTAAAGAGCATAGAACACGTCTTGATATTCAACACCAGGATTTGATGTTGAGAATGTGCTGTTAATTGACTTGTTAAAACCAGAATTTGAACCCAAAACAGTTGGGAGAATTCCGTCATAACCAGTTGCGTAAGCAGATGTATCAGCAGAAGCACGTGAAGCAGCAGCACCAGTTGTAGTAAATGCCGCGTTGTTACCTGTAACGCTTGCGCTTGCTCCCTGAATTGTGAAGGTACCAGTTCCTTTTAGAGTTCCCTGATACTTCAAGTTTGCCGCACCAGTTGCAGTTCCAACGTAGATGTTGTAACCAAGTGCGCCTGCTACTGCGGTTCCAACAGTAACTGTTAGAACGTCGCCAGAGGCAACTGCGGTGTTTGCTTCTGTTCCGAGAATTGACTCACCGAAACCTGAACCAGAAATACCTGCGTCAGCAGTAACGTTTACATAATAAGTTGCCGCGGCAAGAGCAGTTTGTGAACCGCTTGCTACTGGGCTTGCTAGTGTAAATGTTGGAGCAGAAAGTGCGCCTGAATAACCAGAGGCAGTTCCACGTGCCATCAACATCATACGCTCTTCCATCAACATTGTTGCGTAGAGAGTTGAAGTTGAAGACAATTGACGCAAATCTTCATATCCAAGACCAGAGAAGTTAGCGTCAAATGAAACGCTATCTGATAGTGAGTAAGAGTTGTAAGGCAGGATTAAATCATCTGCGGCATAAGCAATTTTTGGACCACGCTCGTAGTTGATAGAACCAAATGCGGTTGTGGTGCTTTCTGTAATACCGGGCCAGATGTTTCCTACTCCGCCTGTACCTGTACCTGTGTAACCAAGAATTCTCTTGACACGGTGTGAAGTACCGACACCCTTCTTACGCGCAATTTTGTTGCGGAGAGGTGTTGGGCGTGGAGTAAGCAACTTAGCAGGTGCTTCTAGGTCAAATGCCGCGAAAGATGTGCTAAGTGGTGATGTAAGAGTAATATCCTTTTGGATATCTTGCATTGCTAGGCGCTGTGAAGAAAGTGCGTTATTAAGCGCGCTTACTGCGTCTGGTGCCAATGACTTATTAGCAACAAGTTGTTCTAATGAAGCAACTGCGTCGCCAGAAGCCGCTGCGAAGGTAGATTTTCCTTCACGGATAGCGGCAACTGCCATTGGGTCAGTAACAGCGTGAGATACAGACTTTGAAAGTTCAGATTTGAACTCGTCCATAGCAATAGCCTGTTCCTTTGCGGAACCAGCGTCGCCGAACATATCGGCTGCTTTAGGGGCTGTTAGTGCCATTGTATTCCTTTCGTAAAGAGTTGGTTTGATTAATTACTTGGCTTGGTTGCGTTTGCTTTAGCGTCAAAATCTGCCGCCAATTCACGGTAACCGCGAGCCAAGTCCTTATCTGCGGTTACGGAAGCCTTAGCGCGAAACTCAGCCGCTTTATTTAATAGTTCGGAAACTTCCGACATATCAATTTTTACGCCTGAACGCTTTGGACCTCCAGATACTGCCTTGCTTTTTGCCGTTGCTAATTCGGCTTGTAACTTATTAATTTCCTCTTGATAGGAATTAATCTCGGTAGTTACCGCTTCTTTTGCACTCTTTACGGCTTTTTCTACAATTGCAGTAATTGTCTTTTCAGACAAATCTTCGTCATCTTCTTCTTCGTCAATAATGGTGCCAATTTCTTCCGTTGTTGGCGTAGGAATAATTTCTGTTACGCTCTTAGGTGTTTGTGCTGGCGATACCATTGTTGCGGTAGTCATATTGCTAGTTGTTCCATCTGGCAAAGTTGTTTCTCCACCGCCGTGTGAGTTAGTTACTTGACCGCAACCGCACTCTAAGCACTTATGTGCTTCGGCACTCTTACCTTCGGCTTCTTCAACTTCTTCCTCAGCCGCAGAAGGTTTGCTACCTTCGGCAGTTTCTTCTTCGGCACTTTCGCCATATTGTTTCTTTTCTTCGGCTTCTTCTTCCTCGCCGTCAATTTCAATTTCAACGCCAGCCTCTTTACACATTGACTTACACTCGTCAAATGCTTGTTTAGCAGCCATATAATTTTTCTTGGCGTCTTCGTATTGCTTTAGCATTTCTTCTTTGGAAGGCTTTTCGGAAACCGCCTTCTCATCTTCTTTGTGTTCCATTTCTACTCCTTTGGCAGTTTCTACAAGTTCTTCCATTTGTGTAAAGTCAGAACCATTATCAGATTTCGCAAGCATTAGTTTTGCGTTTGGGTTTGCTGGTCTATCTACTAGCGATACTTCCACAATTTGTCCATCAATAATGCGACCATTAGCCGCTTTATTATCGCGCACAATACGTGGCGAACGGATACCAATTGAGAAACCTTTTAATACGCCAGTTTCTACCTTCTTAACAGAAACAGGGTCCACAACTAAAGCAGAAATATAATGTCCGTCAGTTTTGCTATCTAATTCTTTAGCGACACCTGCCGCAATATTTGAATGTTGTTCGCGGATATTACCGCCTGATTTAAACCACTCTGGCATAGCCTTCTCTAACCAACTTGCGTCACAAATTTGCTGGTCAATATCTACGCTGTCGTCAGTTGCCTTACCATAAACAAGTAACGTTCCATCTTCTTGCTTTTCTTGCTTAATAATTGCGGCATACGCATTTGTTGTATCTATTGCCATTGATTTGTCCTTTTTCTTTTCTCTCTCTGCTATGGAATTCGCCCACGATTTGCCAGCATCTCCGCCCCATAAAAGCCAAGCAATATAACCCTTTGAAGGATTTTTAGCGTTACCCCAGTTTTCTCCTTTTTTATCAACTTCGTGTCTAGCGAAATAACTTACCATACGATTAATGGTTTCTAAAGGAAGTGATTTGCCATTTGATAAATCTCTTGCGCGAGCAACGCCTACTTCTGTTCCACCTCTACCAAATTCACGCCGTAATTCTAATCCGCGTTTAGCATTATTTCTAACTGCTTGCGGCGGAGTAAATCCATCTGCGGAAGGCATTAATCCTCGTTTCCTAGAATTATGGATATAGCGTCTTCACCTAAATTGCGTGTATCTACTACGTAAGGCGCAATATCACAAACACAATTAGGGTGCGCTGGTGGTTCCGTATCTCCACTAGGAAAACGCTCGTCAATACGGATAGGCGAAGCGTCTGCGTTCTCTTGGCATAAATCGCAAGGTTCAGCAACTAACCACTCTACCAGTTCAACGCCGCTATCTTCGTATAATTCGCGGTTAGCCACGCTGACGGCACGGCTCATTTCCGTTTGAGCAATATTTAAAGCGCGCTCGCTATCGGACAAAATATCGTCAATTTCTATTTCTAAATCCTTTGCTAACTTCTCCCGATAACCAGCAATTTCTTCCAAAATAGTTCCTACTACGGCTTGCGGCGTTTGCCCTTTCTTTAAAGCGTTAGCAAGTGCCGTTCCTATGCGGTCTAACGAAGTTCTATTTAAACCTTGAATTGTTACACCGCGCCTATCTAGTAACGTTTGTAATCCTTTAGGCGGTTTAACTAATGCGGCGGCGGCTCTATTGCCCGGTTTCCAGTTAGCCCAATTAACACCGATAGCGCGTTGTAACTG